GGCCTTCGTGTCCCCCTCAAGCACAGACCGCCAAAGCTTGAACCCTTCGTGCTTCATCTTGCCACCCGCCTTAAGCAGTGGGCCAATGTAAGCCAGACGGTTCATGACGAACCCAAAGCGCTTCACAACCTTGATCAGGTCGATAGAGGTGGGGGGTGGCGGCGGGGTGATACCCGCGAGGACCATAGAACCCCTGAGCTTGGGTAGGTCGTACTTGTCACCGTTGTAAGTGACCACAGCGTCAGCCTCACTCAGGAGCTTCAGGGCGGCCTTAGCCATCCCGTCCGGTCCGTCGTCCCACTCAGAGAAGAACTGGAAGTCCTTAGACCCATGCCAGTTAGCACAGAAGCAGAGCAAGCCACCATCATCGATCAACTGATCGGGGCTGATGTTCTCGTCCCACATTCGCCAGACATAAGCCTTAGCGGGCTTCCATTCGATATCCAGATACAGGATTTTACTTGTCAAACCATTCCTCCGGTGCAGTGCCTTCAGCCCATGGGAACCCATTACGGTCTGCCCATTCGGCGTGTGTCTGTTTTGTCCCGGGAATACGCTTATCGGCCTTCATGAATACGAAACGAATATCAATGTCCGGGTGCTGTTTCTTAACGGCGACCATCTTGGCCTTACTATCACGATCAAGAACTCCCTTAGTCTCGATCCAGAACCCGTGATCAACCATCTCGAAGTCGGGGTGATAGGTTCTTGTGAGCACGTAAGGGAGTTCTGTGGACTCATAGCGGAACTTAATTCCGCGCGAGCGTAAGTTCGCCTCAAAGGAACGCTCGAAGCCCGATTTGAAAGCCATTAGGCTACCGCTTCATCCTCTTCTTCGTTCGCCATCTCGGCCACCTTAACGCGGACCAGAGGGACGACTAGAAGGGGAACCGCGCCCATACCGAAGTCGGCCATAATAGCGCAGTGATGCGGGGTGAAGACCATAAAGCCACGGGCAAAGAACTCCTTGCCATCAATGTCCTCAATGACGTAGTTGTTCTCCGGGAACTTGTCGCCAGTCTCTTCGGCGGCTGTACCCTTGGTCTTGGGGGCTCCGAATTGGAGCACGTTATCGTTCATCCGTTTCCTTTCAGAAGGTTGTTTCTCGTACGTTGGGTTCGCGGACTACCTTCGTGAGGAAGACAGGACCACTAGAATAAGCAAAGGACCGAAGACCAATACCGCCATTAGCATCGCTCCAACAACGGAACTTATGAGCGCAGTACGAACAGTTAACGCCGAGCTTCCGGTTACCCGATTTGCCCTCTTCCTCGTCTGAGTAGCAACGGTCTGGCTCCACTTCTGAGTCAACAGCCTGTTTGAGATATTCAATACGGGCCGGGACATCTACATGCGCCTTGAGTTCTTCTCTTGGGACTGGAAGATAGGCAATGAAGCCATTCTGTTTATCAGCCGCGAGGAAAGCCCCATCCGTATCGCGAGCGTGGCTGTATCCTGCAAGTTGCTCGACATATCCGAAAGAATCATTCTCTGCAAGAGTTCCGTCAGCAAACTTTCGGAAGCCGTGGACTGATGCGCTTTTGACATCTACTGTGACTCCGTCGATGTCTGCATCGATATGTCCTTTAATGCCGTTGACAACCACCTCAGCTTGGCGAGACGTAACGGAGTGTCCAGCCAGTTTGGTGAGGAAAAGGAGAAGACTTTCGATAAGGTCCCCATAGATGAACTTGAAAATAGTCGCAGGAGGTAGTGTTTCTTCTCGACCGTAGCGCTTGTCATACCAGAGTTGCCTTGCACCTTTGCCAATGTTAGACATCCTCAGAGTGAACGGTCGGGGTGGGCCGAGCCGTTCCTCCAACCGGTTCTTAATGATGGAAGCGATCTCAGTCCCGAACTCATTTGCGTCGGCGTCTGAGACTTCACTACCCTCACTAAGAACTCGGTAGATGTCTTCTACTAGCTTATGGATTATGCAGCCTTGCGGGGGATAGCGCCGTTCTCTTCCATAGAGGCGACAGCCAAACCAGCAACCTTGCGGGTAATGTCAAGGATGGTCGGGTCTGCATCAGCGCCCCAAACACGAGACGCCTTCTCAAGCGCTTCGTTCAGGTAGCTTTGCATGTAGACCAGGAACTCGGTCGGAGTGTGGGCGGGTTGGCCACCATCACGAGTCCGACGCATCTCCTGGTAATCACGTTCAGAGTCAATCGCGTTGTAGACTTCCGCTCGTGTAGCCATTAGGCAACCGGCGGAGTAGTGGTCGTAACTGAAACAACAACCGGAGCCGCTGGACCTGCCTTATGTTGACCAATGGTGGTCAGAGTATTGATGGCACTCGACTCAGCAGACTTCAGCGCGGCAATGGCCTTGCTAACAGTCGGAACATTATGGGCACCAACGGCGGCACCAACGAGGAAGAAGAACACCGCTACAGCGGCGTACGGGAGGAGGTCAAGCAGCATTAGGCAGTTTCCTTCTTGGACTTGGGCTTGTCAGCCACTTCAGCTTCCCAATCGCCATCAGCTTCGGCGGTCGGTTCATCTTCACGGGTGGGGAATTCCGATCCCGTGTAGGGGACAAGGTCCCAAACTTGAAGACTGAGAATGTTAGCGGACTTCTGGTTCTTGCCGTACTCGTTGATAGCAAAGTTCACGTTGACCGTAGAGCCGTTACCGATCTTGGTACGCGGGTTCCACAGTTCGCCGTGATGATCGACAACACGAATCGGAGTGTTCGGGCTACCGTCTTGCTTCAGCTCGCGGCGCTTGAACGTGATGAACTGGCCATCACCCTTATCCTTGATCTTGTCCTTAAGACCCTCAACTTCCAGCTTATGCGCTGTCTCATCGTCAATGAAAACGTCAATCGACCATTCGCGATGCTTCTTCTCGAAGCCCCAAATGGGTTCGCCGATAATCTTCGGCCACTTAGCCTTACCTTGGATCAGCAATACTGATCTCCTTTTCCAATTGTTTTCTGGATTGTAGTGCTTGTCTTAACGCCACTAAGGATAGTATAACATACTACAAGATGAAGTCAACCGTATTCTATCCATGCAGTAGCTCCGCAAGGAAGGGGATTTTCTGGATCGTAAATAAGATGAGCATCGGGACCGAGAACCAGATCATGAAAATAACTAGGGCGACCGTAGCGCCCTCTAGATACTCTAATAGGTGCTTCTTTTGTACCATTTTTCCTGTTTCTCTGAATTATATGACGATTCATTACCACAATTGTTTTAGTCATTCAATGACACTCCGCCCAGTTCATTCCGACTTTGTAATCACCGGTGAGCGGTACCTTGAAGTTAAGAGAAAGACCCGCTTGCTCAATCGCAGCAACGCAAACCTTGCCAACTTCATCGGCATCTTCGATGGAACAGTCGAGTTGTCCTTCATCGTGGATATTCCCTACGTAGAACCCATCCAGGCCGCGTCGAGCAATCTCATTACGAGCAATGATCGCGGCCTTCTTCATGACTATTGCTCCGGCAGACTGGAGCTTATAGTTAAGTGCAGCGCTTTTGGAGTGGCAACGAACGAACCCTCCATCAATAGTGCGGAGCAATCCGCTATTTCCTCGAAACTCATCCTGGATAGTGTTGACCAATCGGGCCAGTCCGGGTGTACCCTTTTCAAGGATAGCACGAGCCTCTCGGCCATACTCTTTAGCGGCACTTCCTCGAAGTTCAGGTTTAAGCGTGATTCCGAGCTTTCCATCGCCACCTCCATAGAGATAGCAGTAGAATCCGTTTTTGACGGTGAGATCACGCATCTCATCTGGGAGGCCGAGGTTGCGAGTATTAAGGAGATGGGGGTCCCCTGTAGTGAAGAGAAGGGTGGCTTCATCGTTAGCGAGATATTCAGCAAACATACGCATTTCAAGGCCGCTGGCATCATATCCAACTTCTCGACGGTTGGGTCGAGCCCGCCATAGTCGTCGGCATTCAATTCCATACTTGACCTTCTTCTTCGCTTTGGGGATGTTTGCTGTGTTTGGACCCGAGTGAATCATCCGCCGGGTGGTGGCTGCACAGGTGAACACTGTGCCATGCATACAGCTATCTTCGTAGTTCACGTTGTTCAGCCAGGTGTCAATCATTGACGACCGACCCTGGAGAACAAGCCATTGAGCGATGGCCTTAGCTTCAGGTCTGCCACTGACCTCAGCGAAGTCTAGGAGACTCTCTTCATCGACCTTCGGGAAGCCCTTCTCTGTGAAGTTCTGGGGTTCCCAACCAATCTCTAGAAGCCTTTCCACTCTCTGCTTGGGTGACCCGATATTGAACTCGGCCCAATCATAGGTGGAGTAAGTCCCTCCGGCTTCGTCGAACCTGAGTTCTGGATACTGTTCACGGTGTCGTAGAAAGCTGGCAAACTCTGCCCCATCTTGTCGCACTCGTCGCTTATAAGTTCCAGCAAGTGCCAGTCTTCGGGGGAAAAGCTCTCGGATGGGAGCCTCAAGTTCAGACTGTTCAGCGCGGAGTTGACTGACGAGAGACTGTGCGCCAGGAATATCAAAGTACCAGCCGTTACGTTGTTGTTCATCCACAACCTCTCTGATCTGATGCTCGATCTCACAGCAGGTTTCGCTGAAGCCCATTCGCCTCATGCGCTGCCAGAGAGCCCGAGCAACCTTCTTGCCTAGTCGGACGTCCTGTTGACAGTACTTGTCCATCTCCAGGCTGTAGCCAGACCAGTCGTCCCAATGCCCCTTAGGGTCTTTAAGCCGCTGGCCCCAAGCTTCCAGACTGTGACCGCCAATAAGAGCGGGATCGTACAGATAAGATAGAACAAGAGTATCAACAGTATTGTCAATGTTAGCAGTGCCCCCTGCCAATCTCGCTGTATGAGGGGCGTCATAAGATACCGAGTTGTGGCCAACGAAATAAACCTCTTGGCCTTGGAGCCCCTCGAAGAACGATCTGATCGCGGTATGACCCACGAAGGATAGGACATCATCTGAATCCATTCTGCTAGCACACATCACCCACAGCCTTGAGGGCCAGAGTGAGTCTGCTTCTACATCGATGTACCAGTACTTATGATACTCTTCGGGCGAAGGGAGGTACTTCACCACTGGTGGTCCGGAGCCGAGCCTCCGCTGTTGTACTCGTTAACTTCGTCTTGAGTAAGTTCGGTGAGTCGCCCTGTGTCCGGATTGTACTTCAAATAAGCACCTGGGCCTGTACGGCCACAGAACCGGTTCTTCTCTACGATGAGCTTTACGATGTTCCGCCGCCAAGGGTCTTCTGACAGCTTCTCTCTATGAAGTTTGATCACAATGTTCGCGAGCTGTTCAACACCAGCAGTGCCCCTAATTTGACCCTGCCTGTTCACATGGATCACCGCAATGACGGCGATGTTAAGCTCCATGCAAAGTGTCTTAAGCTTTGTGGCAATCTCGTCAAGCTGCTTACGCTCGTCGCCTGACTGATCAGACACCACAATAGATAGGTGGTCCAGAATGATATACTTACAACCAAGGTTATGCATGTGTCGGACTTTGTTGAGGATTTCCTGAATTGAATTGCTGCCAAAGTGGTCATAAATAACAAGCTTGTCAGTATTGACAACAGCATCGAAGTAGCCCTTCAGGTCTTCCTTATTAACCATCTCCCGGATATCGGGAAGATGCAGAGGCAAGCTGGCCTCAATAGACATCAATCCAAGTGCAGTGTCCGCATTCGTTTCCTCTAAGTGCAGGAGTCCGATACCTGCCTCGGGGTTCACCTTCCGAATGTTGACCTCGATCTCCTTCAAGACCGAAGTCTTGCCGACACCAGTTTCCGCAGTGACGACAACAAACTCTGACAACCGGATGCCGTAGGTCTGATAGTTTAGTTGCTCCCACGGGTACGGGACCGTTTCGTAGTTCTTGGGGACGCTGATTTCGTCCCACATTTCACGACCGAGCTTAAGTCCGCTGGGGGTGAACCCAGGGGCGGACCACCATTCACGGTTGAATTGTTCTCGCTTACCGGCCTTAAGATACTCGTTCGGGTCCTTGTGGTCAGCGAGGGTAAGGATTTTGACCTTACCAATAGGGAACATGCCAGCGACGGCAATAGCTGCTTCCTGACCAGGGTACCGAACTTGACCGGTCTTTTCATTTAACTTGCCCTCATCCTTGTCAAAGCAGACAACAATCGTCCCGAAGGAGTTAAGGTACTCGAAATTGTCGGCCACATCGCGTGCAGCACCATCAGCTCCGTTCCGGACAGAGACGACGGGCCATCGCGATCCCATAAGCTCAAAAGCAGCAGGTGCGTCGTACTCGCCTTCGACGAGTGTAACAAACTTTGCACTTCCAGCAGGGAACAACTGGCTTCCGAAGAGTCCCGAATGTTTAAGATCGCCTTCAACAAAGAACTCTTTGTCCGGCAACCGTACCTTGTTTGCAAGGTGTTTTCCATCATTGAAGTAAGGGAAGTACGTTGTGTCACCATCACGCCAGATGCCGTACTTCTCAGCGCTGGCCTTGGAGATTTTGCGATCCGTCAGCTCGACGGCTTTAGGGTTCAGTTCCTTCAAGTCGTGTTCATGGTCTTGATCCTCTGGGTGAGTTGTTGTGCCACATGAAAAGCAATGTGTGTGGCCGTCGTTATAAAGGGAGTTCGCGTCTTTACTTCCGCACTCCTCGCAGCTTAAGTGCTTGATGAATTTCGATTGGGCGATAGTCTGTGTGCTCCAGGCTTACGCAAACATAGCGTGGGTCATCAACCTTATTGTAATGCAGGTGGCCGTGGATGTTAGTTCCAAAGCGACCTACGGACTCCGGGTGGATCGGAATATGAGACAGGATAACCTTGTTCCCGTCTTGATCCTTCTGAACCACGTACGCCCGGATGTCATCGAAGAACGGAGTGTACTCGTGAAGTTTGAAGATGTCATGGTTGCCCTTAACGAGGACTAGACGCCCTTGTAGCCGAGAAAGAACCCCCCGATTGCGCCTGTTAATGCAGACATCACCAAGCAGATAAACCCGATCCTGGGGGTCCACCACAGCATTGTGGTTTGCAATGATTGTTTCGTCATGTTCCTCGATTGTCTTGAAGTCACGAAGGGGTGAGCCGTCGTCACGTTTGAAGTTCAGGATATTCGCGTGGCCGAAGTGATGGTCAGCGGCTACCCAGGTTCGGTGGGACATGCGTCAAGCACCTCCTCTATCAGTT